GAATTAAAAAATTATTTAAGAATTGATTAATATTGTTCGTAAAAGCAATTAATATAAAAAGTATAATTTTTTAGGATTTTGATGTAATTTTGTCAACCCAAAAGAGATCTAGAGATAGGTCTCTTTTTTTAATATAAAAAATAAAAGGGAGGTGTAATATGAATGAAATGACAACTCTATTTAATACTTTTGTATTTCCAGTAGCACTATGTATTCTATTAATATGGTTTCTATATAAAAAGATATGGCCAAGGATAGAGACAACATTAGATAGAGTTACTAAAACAAATGAAGAGTTAAGTATAAGTAATAGAATCTTGACAGAAAACTTAGTAAAGAAAGTAGAGCATGTAGATAATAAAGTAAACTCTATGGAGAATAAATTAGATAGAGTTTTAATAGAAAGAGGAGAGTGTTAATTATGGATTTAACTTTTTTAAATGAATTTGTAGTTGTTATAGTTTTAGCGTTTTGCTTAGGTATAGGTTTTATTATTAAATACTCACTAGATTTTATAGATAATAAATATATTCCATTAATTATGGGAGTCGTAGGTGTGGCATTTAATATATTTGTTAATTCAGGAGCAGTTACTCCAGTTGTTATTGTTGGAGGGCTTATAAGCGGACTTGCTTCAACTGGATTATATGAAATGTTTAGAAATTTTATAAGCAAAGAGTAATTTAGAGGGCCAATAAGCTCTCTTTTAATTTATAAAATATATTAAAGAAAGAAGGAATTTATTTATGGAAATTAAGAAAATAGCAGTTAGAGGTGGACACACAGAATTATGTACAGGAGCAAGTGCGTTAATTGATGAACTAACAGAAGATAGAAAAGTTACAGCTGCAGTTATAAAATATTTAAGAGAATTAGGGTATGAGGTGTTAGATGTAACACCACCAGTAAATTATACTTCAAGTTCATCAACTGACTTATTATACGGTGTTAATAAAGCAAATGAGTGGGGAGCAGATTTATTTATATCTATTCACTTTAATAAAGCTTATGATAGTTATAATGGAGCATTAGGTAGTGAGGTGTGCGTATATTCTACACATGATATAGCTCAAAGAGTAGTTAATGGATTAGCTTCTCTAGGATTTAAGAATAGAGGACAAAAAATTAGAACTGGTTTATATGAATTAAAGCATACTAAAATGAAATCAATGATAGTGGAAACTTGTTTCGTAGAAGCTACTGAAGATGTGGAACTATATAAAAAGTTAGGACCAGATGCAATTGGTAAAGCTATAGCAGAAGCTATTGTAAATGGTAAAGCTGTTGAAAATACTACAACAGTTAAAAATGAAGAAATAATCAAACCAGTACAAGCTCCAGTATCTAATACAGATGATTGGGTAGCAAGACTTCAAGCTGAATGTAATAATCAAGGTTTTTCAAATCAAAAAGTAGATGGTATTCCAGGAGCTAATACTTTAAAAGGTTGCCCTACACTTAAGAAAGGTGCAAGTGGTAATATTACTAAACTATTACAAGAAAAACTTGTTACATTAGGATATTCTACTAACGGGGTAGATGGTATCTTTGGTAGTGGCACTTATTCTGCTGTAAGAGAGTTTCAAAAGACTAGAGGACTTTCAGCAGATGGAATAGTCGGAGCAAATACTTGGAGAAAATTATTAAATTTATAATTATTTAAGGCTAGTAGGTAGGAGAAATCTTACTTACTAGCCTTTTTTATTTTATGGAGTCAACTAATTTTATTAATTTTTATTTTAGTAGATTCAGTTGTAAGGTATATTAGCTTACCATACAACTTACTTTTTTACTTACAAGCTATAATTAAAGCAACTAAAATTATAACAAATGTTAATAGTATAATTACCAACATAGCAAGTAAAGCTAAAAGCTCTACCGTATTCATACATGTTTCCTCCTAATATTTAATTTTAAATATAATTTAACAGTATAAGTCTAATTAAGCTAACAATCAATAGTAAAGTGACAACAAAAGTGGACAGATTTACCATATTTATTGTAAAATAAAAGAAAAAGAACTCGAAATACGACTAGTAATCTACACGAGTTCAAACATCAAATATATTCTATTAAACTTACTTCTATTATAGCATATATTTGATGGAATATAAACATAATAGGAGGAGTTAAGTTGAATATATTAAATGTAGTAAATATTGATAATAAAAAGAATTTCTGGCTTGTGAGAACTAAAAGGGGATTCTTTTATAATGAGTATATTTCGAAATCATTTATAGCATTAGGTTGGAATACAATTGATGAAAATGTTTTGAAAAGAACAAAAACTAAAGAGGATGAAAAAAAGTTAAAAAGTGACATTTTAGAAAAATATAAGACAAAACAGGCTGGGCAAATATATAATAAGTGTAGAAGATTTGTAGAAGAAATTAAAGATGGGGATATAGTAATGATCCCTAGTGCTAATAATGAACAAATAACTTTTGCAGAAGTAGGTAAGTATTATGAAAAATCAGATATGGATTATTCTAAAGAAATTGAAGTAATAAATAGAATTGATTCAGGCATTGATTATGGAACACAAGTAATATGTCCATATAAAAAAAGAAGGGAAATTAAAGTTATAAAAACTATTGAGGGTGAAAGAATGAACCCGAATTTATATAGGGTTCTAGCATCTTATCATGGTCTAAGTAAAATTAATGATTATTCAGATTTTATATTAAGAAGTATTTTTATATTATATGTATGGAATAATAAATTAAATTTAGTAATACCTATTGAAACGAAAAAAGATATAGACACATTAGTATTATCTGAATTTATATATGGAGTATCTAAAGTTTTAAAAATTGAAGATAATAGCATTAGAA